GACGCAAGAGTTTATTAATGTAAGGTGTTTGTATCGCAGAACAGTTGGTTTAGAAACAGGTCCCGGGTCTAGTTCATTCGACCCATTCAGCAGTGCGATTCTAAACACATATCTATTAAACTACAACGTTGCCGGTGGATTAGCAACATACGACTTCTATGCAGGTTATGTTGAATTAGCCGCACGTATGTTTGGAGGTTATGTTACCTATACGTTCGACCCAGTTACAAAGGCATTACGTATTGTACGTGATCCAAAGGGTACAGGAGAACGCATATTAATTTGGGCTGACGTACAACGCACAGAAGAAGTATTACTACAGGATCCTGGTTCTGGTGTTTGGATTGGTGACTTTATTTTAGCTAATCTTAAATTAATTATCGGCGAAGCACGTGAGAAGTTTGGAACCATTGCAGGTCCAGGCGGTGGTAGCACATTAAATGGAACAGCTATGAAGGCTGAGGGCAAGGCCGGAATGGAACAACTTATTGATGAGTTGAAACGTTATGTAGATTACAGTCAACCACTAACTTGGGTACAAGGGTAAAATAATCTCTTTACTTTATCTGACTCCTGTAGTATAATATATATTACAGGAGTTACCATATGATTATCGGAATTACAGGATTAATTGGTAGCGGCAAAGATACTATTGCTGACTACCTTTGTACATTTCATGGATTTAAACGTGTCAGTTTTGCGGCAAGTCTTAAAGATGCAGTAGCCAGTGTATTTGGTTGGAACCGAGAATACTTAGAAGGTTCAACTAAGTCTAGCCGAGAGTGGCGTGAAAAACGTGATGAATGGTGGAGTGAACGACTAGGACTAGATATTACTCCTAGGTGGGTATTGCAATATTGGGGCACGGAAGTATGTCGCAATGGGTTTCATAAAGACATTTGGGTTGCTAGCGTAGAGAATAAACTACGACAGACCAGTGATAACATTGTCATTACCGACTGTCGTTTTGCCAATGAAGTCAATTCTATTAAAACTGTAGGTGGCGTTACAATGCGTGTTAGTCGAGGTGAGCGACCTATATGGTATAGTGCGGCGGTAGATTATAATAACGAACCTGAACGCAGTGAACAACATCAAAAAGCTATGCTTGAATTAGCAAACTATAGTGTCCATGCTAGTGAATATAGTAGTATTGGATTATTATACGACCACTATATTGATAACAACGGGTCGATTGATGAGTTACATAAACAAGTCAACTCAGTAGTCAACTTGTAAATCACCACGTTTCCAGTTAACTTCTTTCTTTTTAACAACCTCAACACAGTTTAAACAAATACTACGTAAATTAGATTGAGCAATATTCTCTAAATTACCGTCAATATGGAAGACTGTAATTTGTGAGGGGAACAAACTTTTAAAGCCACATAAATCGCATGTGGCTTTTTTCTTATAATTTCCTGTTGTCCAATTAGCCTTTCTAGGCTTCTCCTTATTTTTCTTACGACCACATTCATCGCAAGTACTGCGATAATGCGTGGCCCCTTCACGTATATAATTAATAGCTTTGTAATTCTTATTACATTTGGGACAGATGGGTCTTAACAGTGCCATATAGTATTTAGTTAGAAACCTTCGAAGGCACACTAAATCAGCTTTTTTGTGATCCTTCGATAAATAATAGTATGCAATTTAGGTAGTAAACCTCATAATTTTACATAAAGGAAAAAATAAAATGGCATTAACATCTCCAGGCGTAGAAGTAACGATCATTGACCAAAGTCAATATCTTCCAGCCCCAACAAACTCAGTTCCTCTAGTTGTTTTAGCAACAGCACAAAATAAAGCAGACGGTTCAGGTACTGCTGTAGCTCCGGCTACAACAGCCGCAAATGCAGGTAAACTATATCAAGTAACAAGTCAGCGAGATTTGGTCAGCTTGTATGGTACTCCTTTCTTCTATACAACTACGAATGGTACACCAATTCAAGGTTACGAACTAAACGAATATGGTCTATTGGCTGCTTACAGTCTATTAGGTGCTACAAATCGTTGTTATGTTCTACGTGCTGACATTGATTTAGCTAGTTTAGTTGGGCAAACAAGCCGCCCAACAGGTGCTCCAGCTAATGGTACATATTGGTTAGACACTACAACAAGTACTTGGGGCATTTATGAATTCAATGCATCCACTGGTCAATTTGAATTACAAGTACCTATTGTTATTAGTGAGACTACTAGCTTAAGCAGTGGTGTGCCGTTAAACAGTATTGGTAATATTGGACAATACGCTATCAATGCTATTGCCCCAACGACAACTAACCCAAATGATGGCAGTACATATTTCTATAAAACAACAGATAATGAATGGGTGACATTAGGTTCTGCAGCCTGGTCTAATGATGTACCTACAGTTCAAGGAGCAGACTCAAGTACTTCAACTAGCAATCCATTAACTGCAGGTGACGCATTTACTATCATTTTAGGTGGTTCTAGTGGAGCTAGTGCATTGAATGCTACTATCACCGTTCCTGCAAGTCCTGATAATTCAGCCGCAGGTATCGCAACTTTAATCAATGATTTAGGTTGGACATACGTAAGCGCAATAGCAACTAGTTCAAATAAATTAGAAATTTATTCATCACAACCAATGAGTAACGAAGCTGTATCATTAGTACTAACTCAAACTGTTGGATCAGTACTTGATGATTTGGGTATTACTACTTCGGCTGGAACTGTAACCGGTGGTACTTTCTATCAACCAGCACTATTATTTGGTACAGCATCTCAGATGCCATTATGGCAAGCAAGTCAAACTTATCCTCGCCCATCGGGTTCTGTATGGGTGAAAGTTGGAACTTCTGGTAATGGATTAGCTCCGGTCGTATCTAAATATAGCACAACTACCGCAAGTTTCTCCGCACAAACCGTAACATCAAGCACATCTGATTGGGCAGTAACTGCTACATTAGATTCAACCGGTGGCCAAGCAATCCCTGCAGGCACAATATATGCACAATATTCATTTGACGGACCAGCTTATGGAGTTAGTAACTATAATTATTTCAATGAAGGACCAATATTCTTATGGGAAAAATCTACAACAGGTGCAACTGTTGCAACCGGGACAACAACTAATTGGACATTAGCCGGAATTCCTGGAGGATCTGGTGAGATATATGTTCAAGTAAGTGTTCCTGGATCACCAAATTTATCTAGCGTCTACACAGTAGGTCCTCTATCAAACGGTGATGAGCCCACAGATTTTGTGACTGCATGGTCTGCTGCCGGAATTCCTAATACTACATGTGCAGTAACTACTGATGGTGCAATTCAATTGACACAGACTGAAGGTGGCATTATATCAATGAGTGACTGGTACATTTCTAGTTCTATATACGCAGGTTCAAATGCAGATATTTTAAACCAAGCAGGTTTAATTGCAGACAGTACTACTAATGTAAAGACAGGTTTTTCGTTGAATCATCAAGTTACTGTTCAAGATCCTAATCCCCCGGTGGGCGGAACAGGAGCATCTATCGTAGTTAGATTATATTACGGTCAATACATATTGGTGGGTGCTGGTGTGTCTGGTTCCTCAAGTGGTACCTTATATTCAGTTGGAGATCAAATCACAATCCCATACACAAGTTTAGGTGGAGCCAGTACTGCTAACAACTTAGTTGTTCAGGTTGTAAGTATCAGTGGCGGCGGGGCAACAGGTCCTGTAACAGGTGTAACATTTGTATCCGGTGTAACTCTTCCACAAGATTATCTAGTTCAAATTAGTGATTGGAATCTATTAGATTATATAGCAAACGAAGGTGCTCCAGTCGCATTACCAACTAACAATACAAACTGGTTCTACTCAGTAGCAGATCAAGTTGACATTTTGGTAAACTATAATGGTCAATGGAATGGCTATGGTACATTGAATTATGATAGTTCAGGTTTCCCATCAGCAACAGGTACCAATGCAACTGATCCAAATGGTCCAATTTGCACTGCCAGTGAACCAACAACACAAAGTGACGGCACAGCATTAGTATACGGTGATATCTGGATTGACACTAGTGACTTAGAAACATATCCATTAATCAATCGTTGGGAATCAGTTGACAGTATAGATCAGTGGGTTCGTTTAGATAATAGTGACCAAACTGGTAGCACAGGTGTTACATTCTTAGATGCACGTTGGAGTACAAGTGGTGCTATTAATCCAGCAGATGATCCTGTCCCAACAATTACTAGTTTACTAGATAGTAACTATGTTGACTTAGATGCACCTTCTCCGTCACTATATCCAAATGGTATGTTGTTATTCAACACACGCCGTTCAGGATATAATGTAAAACAATTTAGAACAAATTATTTTACAAGTGCAAACTATCCAGATGCAGGTGCTTACGATCCATCAGATCCTACTAACGAGGCTAATTTACCATTGTATAGTTATACATGGGTATCTGTAAGTGGTAATCAAGCAAACGGATCTCCGTACATGGGTCGTCAAGCACAACGTAATATGGTTGTAGAATCATTACGTTCTGTAATTGATACAAATACTGATATACTTGATGAAGATAATTACTTCAACTTGATGGCAGCACCATACTATCCAGAACTACAACCTAACATGGTTGTAGTGAATGCTAATCGTGGTGAAACAGCTTATATCATCGGTGATACTCCAATGAGATTACCAGACGATGCTACCGCAATTCAAGCGTGGGCTACTAACGCAGCCGGCGCAGAAAGTACAGGAGAAGCAGGTTGTGTAACACGTAATACATATCTAGGTCTATTCTACCCAAGTGGAATTGCTCCGGATCTGTCTGGTAACTTAGTTGCTGTTCCACCAAGCCACATGATGTTGCGTACATTCTTACGTAACGATACAGTCAGCTATCCATGGTTAGCGGCAGCAGGTACTCGTCGTGGTACAATTGACAATGCTACAAACATTGGTTATTTGGATGCAGTTACTGGTGAATTTATTACAACTAAAACACGTATTGGTATACGTGATGTATTGTATATCAATTTCATTAACCCATTAGTGTTCTTCACTGGTGTTGGATTATTGAACTATGGTAACAAAACAAGTTTCAATTCACAAAGTGCATTAGACAGAACTAACGTTGCACGACTAATTGCGTACATTCGTAGACAATTGACATTAGCGGCAAGACCGTTCGTATTCGAACCAAATGACGCATTGACACGTAATCAAATTGCTGGTGTTGTAGAAACATTGATGGTTGATTTAGTTGCTAAACGTGGATTGTATGATTATCTAGTAGTGTGTGATGAGTCAAACAACACTCCTGCTAGAATTGACAGAAACGAACTTTGGATTGACGTTGCAATTGAGCCCGTTAAGGCAGCTGAATTCATCTACATTCCAGTAAGAGTTTTGAACACAGGTGAATTATCACAGTAATCTAAATATCCCCCTAGCTAGGGGGAATTTAAAAGATAAATATATATAACAGGAGAAACAAAAATGGCAACAGCCTCACAATCATTGTTTAACATGACAGTAGCATCTGATAACGCCGGCGGCAATCAGGGCTTGTTAATGCCAAAACTACAATTTAGATTCAGAGTAAACTTTTTGAATTTTGGCGCAAGTGCTAGTTCAATTGAATTAACTAAACAAGTTATTGACTGCTCTCGTCCTAACTTATCATTTGCTGAAGTTACAATACCAATATACAACTCAACAATGTATCTAGCAGGTAAACATACATGGGCCCCAATGAACATTAATGTTCGTGATGATGCATCAAATACAGTAAGCAGATTAGTTGGTCAACAATTACAGAAGCAAATGGACTTTGTTGAACAAGCAAGTGCCGCAACTGGTCAAGATTATAAGTTCCAAACGAACATTGAAATCTTAGACGGTGGTAACGGTGCAAGTGCCCCAATCGTACTAGAGACATGGGAACTATATGGTTGCTTCTTACAGACAGCAAACTATGACACACTAAACTATAGTGCAAACGAAGCAGTAAAAATTGCATTGACATTACGTTATGATAACGCAATTCAATCACCAATCGGTTCTGGCGTTGGTGCAAGTGTTGGTCGTACAGTAGGTGCAATCGCTACAGGTATCGGTAGTTCTGTTTAATTTTAATTAAAGGAATCTAGCTAATGTCTGGATTTTTTCAGAACTTATTAAAGGACGCTGCCGGAACATTTTTCGGCAGCGATTTCCTTCGTGATTATACGCATGCCAGTAAAACATTTAGGCCTAATGGTTATCAAAACGCTCCTAAATTTAAATTCCTCTTTCATGTTTATTTTGAAATAAATCCTCAAGCATATTCAGAGAATGTTAGTACAGGTGCTAATTTTGGTTTAGCAGTTAAGACAGTCAAACTACCGGGATATTCATTTAATACTACTGAAATGAATCAGTATAATCGTAAAAGAATTGTACAAACAAAAATCAAATATGATCCTGTTAATATTTCTTTTCACGATGATAATGGTAACATGATTCGTAATTTATGGAAAGCATATTACAACTACAATTACTCAGATGGCACAAAACCTAAAGTTGTATTTGCAGGCGCACGTGGAGGCGCAGTAAATACAACAGGAACATTAGCTACTTATAATGACCGAACAACTTATGTACCGTCTATTACTGGTAATGATGATTGGGGATATATAGGTGAGACACCAAATCCAACAGGTAACAAAATACCTTTTTTTAAAAACGTTACTATATTTGGTCTTAGCAGGCACAATTTTGTAGCATATACATTAATTAATCCTATCATTAGTAAATTTGACCATGACACTTATAGTTATAGTGAGGGCAGTGGTGTTATGGAAATGCAAATGAATTTAGATTATGAAACAGTAGTGTATAACGAAGGTGCTATCGATGGTAGAACTCCCAGTAACATTGTTACTGGTTTTGGTCTTAATGCTAACTATGATAGAACTGTAAGTCCTATAGCAAGACCGGGAGCAAATGGTACTATATTAGGTCAAGGTGGATTAGTAGATGGTGTAGGTGGTACAATGTCAGCATTAGCAGAGGGTAATATCTTGGGTGCTATTCAAGCAGCCGGCACCACATATAATACATTTAAAAATGTACCTATTAAAAATCTAGTAAAATCTGAAGTTGTTGCTGGTATTACAAATGCAGTACAACAAACACCCAATAGAAACATAAATGTTGTTACACCTATATTTGGTGCAACTCCTACTAGCTTAGGCACCGCCGGCACTCCACCAAATGCAACCGCAAGTCCTGCACAAATAGGACCAAATCCATACGCCGGCAAAAGAAATCCCTAATATTTAAGTAATAAATAATACTATGCCAAGAATATTAGATACTAGAACATCAATGGATCAAACAGTTAGAATATTTGATTCATTTTACTCCATCAATTTGGTCGTTAATGCTAATGAATACGATATCGTACATGGCTACTTTTTATCAGTTTGTGCATCAAAAAATATAGCGGCCAATTTTACTGCTGTATTATTTAGGATATCACAAGAAACACAAATTCCAGTGCTTGATTTGTTAGATCAAATTAAAGGTACTACCAAAATGGAAATGAATCAAACTATTGCTTACTATCTTAATAGTTTCAAAAGCAAAACTTCATTATACGGCATTGCTATTGTTCCCAAATCAAATCAACCGGTATCACGTAACATCGTGCAGTAATCATGGCTAAATGGGCACAAGGCATATTTACGCCAAAAAACGGACACAAATATATAGGCAAACACGCACCTAAATATAGATCAGGTTGGGAATTAACCTTTATGACATTTTGTGATAGTAATAAAAATGTAACTAGTTGGGCTAGTGAATCAATGTCTATTCCATATAGAAGCCCATTAGATGGCAAGGTACATATGTACATCCCAGATTTTTTTGTAGTATATCAAAACAAATACGGTAAACAACTTGCTGAAGTTGTTGAAATAAAACCCAAGAAACAAAGTTTAATTGAAAGTCGTGTTGCCAACGCTAGAGATAGATTGGTGGTAGCAGTTAATCATGCTAAATGGGCAGCCGCAATGGCGTATTGTAAAGCACAGGGTTTTACCTTTCGTGTAATCACAGAAGATGATCTTTTTAGAAATGGTTCACGAAAGTAACTAAATACTTTTATGACCAAAAAACTTGAAGAATTGTTTGAATTACCTCAGGAAGAGATTGATACTCTTTCTAAACCTATTCCCGAAAATGCAGAATTAGTCACTACCACTGCATTAGATAACTTAACAAAAATTGAAGAAGCATTACCGCAAGTACGTGGA